GTATCAGCTTCAAATGTAGGGGGAGGATCAAATGATATAACGGCAAAAGCCCATGAGATATCGGATGCACGACTTAGTTTTCTCGGAGCATAATCCTTGTGTGAAATATACAGTATGTCCGCAGATTGGGCAAAATGAAGGTCGAATAAATCTGCCTCTGCGTATGTTGTCGTGATTTCTACGGGACTCCCAAGATTAGTAATATTAGCCTGGTTCTTGTAAAACCTTATATAATTCTCGCCAAATTCAAGAATAAAGGCATCTGTAACATTAAAAAGAAAGGGTACAAGCCTTACTTTCTTCGTGCTGTCCTTTACTTCTTTGACGAAACGAGTACCCGGCCTGCGTGTCACACCGCCCTGCGGTAATATCGTATAGTTCTCCAGCGTTTCGCAACCATTTACATATTTAGAAAAGTCAACCCTTGAACTGAGTTTCGGGCTTATCTCACCCGTTGTAAATGATGTAAATATTTTCTGTGTTCTGGCCATAATCGCTTTTTTTCACATCTTTGTTCACATTTCAGGATGTTCATCTTTAGTGAACACTTTCACCTAGTGAACACTTCATCTTGCCGATCCAGCAGAACTCGGTGGCGTAGCGGGTGGAATTGTACTGCCGGTTCTCCGTGAATCAATAAATACTTCAGACCTTATCTTATTGAATGTGCCTTCTATAGCATCGGCACTCCTGGCTTCCCTGACCCTTTCGAGATACTGTATGGTAAGTCTATCCTGAAGAACCTTGTCCCTCATTACCGGAAAAGCCATATTGGCTGCAAACCTATAGATAAGGGCATCCGTGTATAAATCATCAAACTCAACCGTATCCGCAATACGGGCTATATATTTAAGGTTTACCGTTCCGTCATCCGTAAGAAGTTTACGGCCTTCCACCTTCCATTCAGAATCGCTGTCAAACATCACCAAAGCCCTTAAACAATACGGGTCTGTCGGAAGGGTGAACGAATTTGTAAATTCAAAATCAGGACCTGTGGCATCCTTGGATAAAGCCTGTCTCCTTAAAGCAAAATTCCATGTGTAACCTCTCAGGATAGAGTCCCTTGTATGGGCGTACCATCTCTGTGCTATTCTGCCAGTAGTAGTGGTATCGGTGTCCAGATCAGTTAATTCCTTCGCACCTATCAACAGTAAGCTGGCATTAGCTATTGCAGTTGAACTGTTCATATTTTCCTTATATAAAAAAAACGGGGATAAGGATTAACCCACTCTTTAGAGTATAAAGAGGCAATGGTTAGGCAAGGACCTTATCCCCTTAAAAACCCTTACCCGTTTTGTGTGTAAAACACAAACATCTTCAAAGTCTGACCCGCTGTCGGTGAACTGACCGCATCAAGTGTTATATCAATGGTATCAGCAGCAGTATACTCATACTCTGCCGCATACACACCAGCACCCGCAGCTTCCTGAAATGTGGTGACAGAAGATGTACTTGCAGTACCTAAAGCAAGCGCAGAACAATATCTGTCATCATCGCCACCATCTCCGACATCTGCGGTTACGGTAGTCCCAAAGTCCTCCCATATAAGATATGAGAGATGCGAATTAACTATCGCACCCTTTGGAACTTTTACCATCTGAATAACATCGGCTGCACTTTCCGAACCGGAGGCACTGTATGTTCCAATCTTACACCTCAGAGCAGAACCGTTGCGATTAAACTCCCCCCTTACCGGTGGGGAAGCATCATCATTTGTGATTTGCGTACTGTATAAAGTAGCCATAATCAATACTCCTTATTATTAAAAAAAAGTTAATGTTTTCTACTTAAATAAGAACAAAAACCGTTAAGATGGCTTACACGCAATCTCAACAACAGTTGAATCTTCAACTCTTACAGCACCCATGTCAAGATAACTCCAAACCTGAGTAGCGTAATTCTTGGTAGATTCCTCTGTAATTCTTGTCTCTCTCAACCTTCCTATGCCAAGACCAACACCATCACCCTGGAAAGCTATGACCTGTGTATCACTATTTGAATCAGTCGTCAGTCTTTCAGAATGTATCCATGTAAAACCAAGATAAGTATTGATTTCGCCCATTACCAATGCACGAATCGAAGCATAATCAGTTGATGTTGCCTTCTCAAGTTGCAGGAAATTTTCCATCTGAATTGCATCGTAAACAAGACAACGACCTTCCTTGTTTACTTCTGCGGCATCCAGAATCCTTTTTGCCTGTAATACCTTTTCCAGATTAAGATAATCATCTGAACCTCCACCACCGATTTGAATTGTAACCTTCTGTGCGGATGGTAGTGCTTGTGAACCCGAACCAGTTTCGCCAGTAGCGGCAGTACCAAGCATAGCAGCGATGATTATATCATCCTGTGTTCTGCCTATAGCACTCGCCTGCGCCTTTGCGTAACCGTTGGTTGGGTCGATAAGTGTTCTAACCTGGTCGGGGTCATCAATTAAATCAGCAACCGTGTAAGGTGCTAATGATGCCATGCGCCTTGAATGTGGCGTGTCAACCTGTGTGGTGTCAGCATGGCGTGATGTAAGCTGGGTCATAGTCTGCAACCCAAGTCTGTCAAAAAACACTTGCTTGCCGGTCACATTCTCTTTCAGTTTAACCGCATTAATCAACCTTGAATCATCCTGTTGTGACAGGTGTATAAGGTTGTTTCGGTATTGCTGGACAAATGCTGCCGTAATTTCAGTACTCATAAGAATACCTCCCAATAAATAAAGATTTCTACTAATTCCTTCTCTCTTCTTTTTTTTATATCGGAAGGTATCTTAATTATGCAAGACTTCCTTGTGATTAAGTCACCAGTCTGACCAACTGTATGGCCATGCACCCAGTCTGCATTATATGCAGGTGTCTGGGAAAAAAATCTACTACTACTATTATTATTATTATTCTTCTTCAGGATAAGCCATTTTATGTAAATCCGTCATCTCTTCCATAGCCCCCTGATGCCCAGGGTTCTTTTGCTCGTGATAGGCTTTCATAAACTCACTATCCCTGTGCAACTTATTAATTTTGTTCAACGCCTCTTTCGGGGACATTGTCATAGAACCAAGCCCGCTATCACCACTAACCTGTCCTTCAATTAAATCCTTACCCATATTATAGACAAGTTTGATAAGGGCGGGGTTATCCCTGACTGCCGCTGCCGACACTTCACCCTCACCAAACTGAGTGAGGACTCTTTCTGTTACAGCAAGCCTCTCCTTAAACGCATTTCCCCAATCATGTTTTAACTGGGAAACCGCATCTTTCGCCTGTTCATCCTTGATTGAATATATAGACTGAAGTTGCTCGTTGTTCCATGAGACAAGGGCATTTGCCTGTGTATTATTAAGCCCTATCTTGTGTGCCGCCTCAAGGAATGAAGTTTGCAGTTTTTCATTAACCGCACCTTCCGGAGTAATCGAGGGGTCTATCTTATAATCTATTGCCGCCTGGGGTCTCCCAAGTTTACCGTAGACCTCATCCCACCCTGCGGTATCACCATCTTCCGGCATCCGCATGGACTTTCCTATCATGGCCTGTGAATCCACAAGCCTTTTAGCCATGCCCGTTATATCTTTTGTTTCCTGTATTACGGGTGTATTCCTTATATCTTCAGGTATCCACTCTTTCCAGTTCTCAGGTATAGGACTCGGTTCTGGCGTTATATCCGTATCCTGATTATCAGCCGTTGTCTCTGTTCCGCTATCAGGTGTTATTAATTCTACTTCTGCCATGTCTAATTCCTCCCATTGCAAAGATTCTAGCGAATCCACCGAGCTTTAGTTCGGTAGAGCGCAGCGATTATTCTTCCGATAAATTAATTATTTCCACTTCGCACATAATGTCTACATACGGCTTCCTGTTCCCACCGCAAGCACCTTTCAGCCTGTCCTTTATAAAGTCTATCACCATTCTATTCCCAAGTGCTATAAGTTGCGCAGTTGAATTATCCGATAAAGAAGGACAGTCAAAGGTATTCATAAGGTCTTTAAGCACCACATGACCACTTCCCCTGCCAAAGGTATCAAGATAACACTTTAAGGCCTTATTAGGCTTCTGTTTCACCGCCACCCTCCGGTTGGTATGCGGATAATTTTCCCATCGCATCCGCACTTTCCATAAGTCTTTCCTGTTGTTTGTCCTGCTGTATCTGCGCCTGTCTGGCATCCCTAACCTGTATTATAGTATCCTCACTATTAATATACTTTTCCTTGACACCGACAAGCCTTCCCATATCTACCGCTATCTCGTCAAAATCAGGGACATCAAACACGGAAGGCTGAAACTGCCCTATAAGCCCTAGTGCCTCAAGCCATTTCCGTATTGCCGCAACTTCCCCCATCCTCTGCGATCTTGCAAGAGGGCCGACATATTCTATCTCAAGTCCCTGTCCTTCAAGTTGAGGGGGTGCTTCATCAAACGCCTCTGCACGGAGCATTATGCCGAATACCCTTTCAACCATAGGGGTGAAAACGGATTTTTCTATCTTCCCGAAAACAGGGCCAAGTAACCTCTGCATTAAATCAAATGTGATGGCGGATTCCGTTGCCGTCATCTGCGCCTTCTTCTGTATCTGCAACTGGTCCGTAAAGTATGCCTCTTTAATAGCCTGCCTTAAATCAGATACCATGTGCTGTGATACTTCCCACCTTGCCTGGGATGTAAGCGCACCCTTCTGTATAGCCTCTATAAACCTCTCTGGAACAGGTATATTAGTCCCAGGTACATCTTTAATCGTAAAGCCCAAACTGTCAGGCACTAACCTCGAAGGGTTAATATCCTTTGCCCATGCCTGAAGCATATATGAAATTGCGGCATTAAGTGTCTTTATATCGGGTAGTGCGTTATTAGTCGGGCCTCTGCCATATTTCTCGCCTGATGCTTTTGCCCATCTCGCAACGACATAGGGAAATTCAAAGTAACCCCCTTTACGGGTGATGACCTCATCTTCACACGATATATACACATCGGTAAATTTCCAGCCCGGATTACCAAACCTGCCGCCCCCGTATTCTTTAATCGGCATAACAAGGTGGAGGTAGTTAAAAGACTGCTCATCGCCCTTCTTTGCCGCCTGTAATACTTTTTTCCCCGCCTTATCACCGAATTTCTGTTTCGCCTGCCTGCCCGTAAAGGTGCATTTCCTTATAACGGTATCAACAATACCCTTATGATTTTCCTCAAAAACATAATCCATAATAGGATATGCCCTGAAGTTAAGACCGTTAAACCCTCTCTTCTCTATCGTATCCTCTTCTATAAGCACACACGCAGTATGAACGCTTGTCAGGTCGAGAAAGAACTCTGCCATTTCAAGGGTATAATTGGAATCATTAAAAGCCCTGAACATGGCCGTTGAAGTCCCGTCAAGCCACCCCCTGACAGCATCATCACTATTAAAATCATCCCCGGCTATCTTAATCTTCGCCCACAATGCGGAATTACTCGTAAGAGAACCCTGTAGACTTGAAGCAAGTAAATCATTAGACCTTATTGCCGTGGAATCATATACCTTTTCGGTACGCTGCGATCCCTTCTGTTTCCTGCTTATAATTTCATTGCGCCTTATATGAACATAATCGGTTGCATCCTGCCAGATAGTCTTAAAATTATTGCGTTCAGTCTCATTATCGAGTCTGTCAAATCTGGCCATTACCTGTTTTGCTGATGGCATTAGCAGTCAATCCCTTCCTTTAATTTCTGGAGTTTCTCTCTCTTACCCTTTATAACCTCATCGAGTTCCCTGTTCTCCCTTACGAGACAGATGTTCCTCTCCCTTTCCTCTTTAATATCAGCAGTCATCTCATCAAAAACCAGCTTCTTCTTATCTTCAGCAAGCCTTCTTTCATGGCCAACGCTTTTCCTTGCCCCTGTAATTTCCTTTTTCGCCCATTCCTCTTCCTCTCTCATCTTGACAAGGGCCTTATCCTTTTTCTTCCGTGCCTTCTTTATATCTTCTAATACCTCTTTTTTGGTAAGAATAAGCTGTTTTACCTCATCTGATATTTGTTTATGTTCAGCCCTGGTCTCACCAGCCGACTTTACCATCTCTACAATATCCGTGATGGTATCTTCCATGCTTAACTTTTTTGCCATAACGCTGTATATACGGGTAATAATTTACCCGTCTTATCCCAGTTTATCCACCAAACTATCTTCGTCTATCACGCCAAGGGGGGATGTCAGAACAGACGATTTAACACCTATGGTGCGCCTCCTCTTTCTTTCGGCCACTATTTCCTTCGCCTTTAATTCCTCGGCAACCTTCTGCTCTTTGGCGAGTTTTTCGTTTTCCGCAGCCCTTTTCTCAGCGGCAGCCTTATCAGCAGCGGCCTTTGCTTCGGCAGCGGCCTTTGCAGCAGCAGCTTCTTTTTTCGCCCTTTTCTCGGCAGGTGAAGGCCCGCCTGTTATAGCACTTGCTATTCCGCCCATAATTCAACCTTTCCTCTTTTATTACACATTTCTATAATAAACTATCGCCCTCTCCCTCTTCATCATAGCTGCTAAACAGTAATTTATACCTCTCTTTGCTATCTGCACGGCTTAAAGCCCTCTCTTTTTTGTCGGGACTTGCCTTGCCTTTTCCTGTTACCATTTCAAGGATACTGGGCTGCGCACCTGCCCTGCCCATTCCCTTACCTACTCCAGTCTTTTCATCATAATCGGCTATTGCCCTTGTAACGCTTCCCATAATATATATATCCTTAATTTAACAGGGTCATCATTGGATCATAGGAATTATCCACCGCCACGGGCCTCATAAAGGTGCGGACCTTCGGTGTGGAGTGCCTCAACATACCCTCTGCATACCGTGTGGCACTCATTAAATCCTCGTTCTGCCTTACCACCTTACCCTCTTTCGTGTGGTAGGTATCCTTCTCTTTAAACCATTCACGCAGGTGGGAGAAAACCTTGAACCTGCCTTCTGCCATCCTGTTATACATACTTATCAGTCCCACATCCACCGCATTACCTCCCCTGCCTTCTTCAATACCATCTTGAGGCGGGTTGGTAAACCATGTATGAAACATATTACATCCCAAATCACGGTAAGACTGAGCAATACCGACACCAGTATTCCTATCGCCAGACTTTTGGCCGTCATGAGGATAGAATACAGTAATATCCTTCTTGCCTTTTGTATTAAGCACGGCAGCGTGTATTGCCAACTCTTTTTGAACAGCCTTGTAACAATCATATACATAGACCATATCCGTATCCCTGTCCCACGCAATCCACACCATAGCCGTAGGGTGATTCCACCCGCCAAAATCTATACCGCAGGCATGAAACCAATGATCGGGTATACTGAAAGCATCCACCGTAATCATCTCGCTGGGTATGGGAAATACGACCCCCGTACCAATAATAGGGATGCCTTTAGACCTCATTTCCCTTTCGTGAGCAGGTATATTAGATAAAATCTGATCTCTCTTCTCAGGAGTTAAATGAGGACAGTCATCCCATGTACTCGTTAAAAATGCCTGGTGCGGTCTCAGTTCGTTCCTGAACTGCATCTGGACCTTCGTAAGTCCATCTTCAGGCGTACAGGTTATATACACAATACTGTTCTCTATCGTGACCCCACGCACCGTAATAGACGACAATATGTCCTCTGGCGGTTCTTCGTCACAATGCGTAAAGTCAACTGCCTTAGACATAAAGGCTTCCCTGCCCTGCTTATATGCCTTGAAGTCAAGTTTAGACCACCTGCCCGTAATATGCTTTACATACACCCTCTGGAAAGCACCCGGTACTTGCGGCTTGTTAACGCATCTATTTCTATCCAGGCAATTCCTTGGTATGAGTCC